GTTTGTAAAGTCGATAAATCACCAATTTTATCTGGTGTAATTAATAAAGTTCCATCTGTAATTCCACCGGAATAGACACTTTCCCATTGTCCTGTGGTAGAATTATATTTTTTTATTTCTCTATCCATTTAAAATTTCACCTCTTCGTTCAAAATTGAACAACAAAAAAACCAAGTAGAATTTTCCACTTGGTTGAAATAAAGTATATTTTAGATTGCTCTCTTGGCGATAACGTATTTGTTGTTACTATTTCTGTTGCAATAAATTACAAACACTTCATCATTTACGGCAAATGTGATATTTGGATTACAGGGAACTTTTACAGCAGTTGTAGAGCCATCTATGTAACACGTAAGGGTCTTACTATCAATTACACTTGCAACTTTTCCGTTATGCCATTCACCAGTAAGTAAATTTTCGTTCTGTAATACTGAATAAACAATACTTTGAACGGCTTCTATAAATTTTTTGTCATAGTTCATACTTTCACCCTTTGTTAGATTACTTATTATAATTTATTATTTTATATTCATATCACTTCCTTGAATTCACCGTTCCAATAACGCTGTTTAAATTCTTCAAACTGTTCTGGAGTGTTATTACCTTTCTCGTATAATCTATGAAAAAGAATATGTATGTCTTCTCTCAAACAAACACCAAAACCATATTTATAATGCAACTCTAAACAAGTATTTTCAATTATTTTAAGTTCTTCTTCGGTATAATCACCAATATTTTTATGTATTATGAGATTTAATGCATCAATTGTTTCTTGTAATATTTTATTGAAAGGATATAAATGATGGACTATATCAAACTCACCACCTGTAATCACACACTTATAATTACATCGTTCCATAGAATCTCGCTTCCAAGGATCTATGGTCTTCCTTAAATGGTCATAAAGTGGCGTTCTACCTCCCTTATAAGAAGGATTATTCGACCCTATAAAACTTATTCGTCTACATTCTTTACAAAAAGTCGAGTTTTTCTGTTGCAAATTGTTCTCACAAGTATTAATTATGTGTCCACAGGGTGCTTGAGCAAGAAATCTACTTGTAACTCCGGTATATAATTCTAGCCATTCCAAGAAGTGAAAATTAAGCTCATGTAGTTTTCTTAATAATCTTTCCTTTGATTTACTGAGATTTATTTGTCTTAAACAATCTACACAACAGTTATTTTTACTTATTTCAAAAGACTGGAAACTTCTTTTAAATGGATTTCCACATTTACATTCAAGGTCTAAGTCTGCATTTTTTCTTACATAATTTTCACTTAATAACTTACATCCACTATTACTTTCTACTTCTATACAATATTTAACATATTCATAACCCAATCTTTGACTTTCGACAGCTTGTTTTCTATTACATTTATTACAACAACGCTTTTTATTTGAAAGGAATTCTTTAAAAGGAGTAAAGAAATCATCTCCACATGGACATAAAAAATGCATATTTTCATCAACATTTTTATATTTGGCTGAAAATAATTTACATCCACTATTTGATTCTACTTCAACAAATTTCTTTACAAATTCAATGTCGTATTTTGAATTGTTTTCTAAAATACATTTTCTGCACATTTTTCTTTCTAATTGACGAAACTCAGCAAAAGTTTTATAAAAAACTTCCCCACATTCACACATAATTTCTAATTTGGAATCGGTATTTTTATATGATTCCGATAATAATCTACACCCACTATTACTTCCAATTTCCACAAAATTTTTCACTTGCTCAAAAGTCCATTTACGTCCACGCATTTCATGTAATCCTCCTCATAGTATTTTAAAAATGAAAAAGACCAGTGAATTTACTGGTCTTTAAAATTTAAAAATTTAATTAAATATTAAGTTCTATAGACTAAGGTTTTTATATTTTCGTAACACCCAAGAAATTTACTTATGTCCGAATTGTAATACTCTACAATCAAATCATTTATCAATTTGGGATTTGAAAAATAAAACAGTTTCTTATTACCTTCTTTAATTACTCTTTTAATTTCAATACCCTTCATATTTAAATAGGCAACCTGTTTCATATCTGTAATTTTAATTTCTTCCATTTTTACTGCCTCCATTTTTAAATTGCATTCCAATCAGTTAATACCTGTCTATGTTTAATGCATTCTATGGTCATTAAATCAGGTATAATTGGTAAATCAAAGGAAACAATGCGATATTTTCCAGTGACATTGTTCTCAGAGTCTTCAATTTCAATTACATCATTTCCATCTAATAAGCAAATAGGAGAAATATATAAACTTACTTTTTCACTGTACCCTAAAAATTTCATAAGCATAAATTTAGCTCTAGCCTTCGCTGAAATAACATCAGAAATTAAAGGGTCTGGGTTCCCATCATTCCACATGTAAACTATTTTACCTAGTTTCTGTATAGAATACGGGCTTCCTGTCCATAGCGGATTAGTTTCATCTACGATTAAATCATATGTCACTGTTGCAGTTTGCCCTGATCCTCCAACTACTCTAATGTAGTTAGCAAGTTGTTCTACAGAAAGTGTCCTTACGTTTCCTGCGTAAAACTTTTCTGTTGGGTCATTATATTTAAATGTCCATACAGCAGGATATTGGTCTATTTCATTGAGATTATATAATTTTAATCTTAAGTATCCATATACATCATAATAGATATCACATATAGCTAAATCAGCAAGTTCTTTAATGATTTTCCATGTAGACTCACCTGCACTATAATGAAGTTCATAGGGAGTAACAACACTCACAGAGTCAAAATTATATAATGTTTCTCCTGCATTATTGGCAATTGTTTTTATTGCTGAGGCAATATTGGTTCCTGTGGTAATAGTTAAATCATTAACTATCTTCCCTCTATTGTCCGAAAGTAAATATGCTTTGTCTTGCCCAGTCAAAAATGTCTTTTTACCCTTATCTAAGTTATGCGTGTCACTGGGGTCAGACAAAATAAAAACTCCCTGTGGAATATATTCAATATTTCCATTTGGGAGTTTTAGTCCGGTATATAATTTTACTCGTTTATCAATCCATATTAATTTTCCTGAGTCACCCCAAGTAAATGTACCATCTGTATTATTTAAAGCAAAGGAAAATGACCTCCTTATCGGACGGTCTACAGAGATGGAAATTTTTCCAATATCATCCTTTGTTACTTGTTTAGTGATTTCTTCTATAAATACCATGTTGGAATCAAATATTTCCATCTTGATATACGCTTGTTTGATTGGATTTTTTAAAGCAGCAATAAAATCAGGAGAGCATGGAATCACAATATAGTCTCCTTCCCTTTATGATTTCATATAATCTTCAGTACTCATTATTTCAACACAATCTAAACTTAAAGTAAAATAATCAAAACCATCCCAAGTATTCAATGGTTCTGTCACTTTAGGATTACTTACATCCACCACAAATATTTTCCCTGAGCTTGACTTGGCTAAAAATGGTTTAGGATTTGTGATGAAATTATTTAAAATCTTAGTGTACTCTGCACCCGATCTTTCCCATTCAGAAGGTATAATAGTTGTTGTTAAAGTAAAAGAATGGTAACCTTCAGGTAAATAATATACATCTGGATACTTTGTCATTTTCTTAATTTCAATCCTACCTTGATTTAACGTAGTATTAACTTCGCCTACATTGCCCATTGCTTTATCAAATGAAAGAATATTATTTGTATCCTTGTCTACGATAAACCAGCCAGTAAAGTTGCTATCAATTTGTATTTCATTTGGAACTCCTTCAAGTCCGTTTTCTCCTACGGGCACAATTGAATAGATATATGAATCATTTGCTTGAGTATAATCAGTGTAAGATACATTTACTCCCAATTGGTATGGAACATATCCCAAAGTAATGGAATTAATTTCGCTTAATTTTCTACGTTTGATAGCAAATTGAGTAACATGTAATCCACCATTGTCAATTGTTCCTGCTTCAAGGTTGTTTAGAAATCTAGCCAATAAATATGTGTCAATCTGCCAAGTATCTTTACTAGAGGTTAAATTAACACTGGCATCTACACTTCTTCTTATATGTATTTCATCAACAATACAATTTTTTATTTGTATTGAATTAATATTAGTGATAGCCAAATGTACCACCTCCAATCTTTTAAGTTAATGCTTGAGCAGATAGATTAAATGAATCACCGATTTGTTGAATATATAGATAATAAGAATTTCCATTTACAGCATAAGTTTCTAACAAAGTTTTAACGCCACTAACAATATTGAATAAGTTAAAGGCTCCGTTGAAATACTCTAATGTTATTGTTCCATTATTTCCAACTAATCTTAATAATTCAAAGTCACCATTCTTAGGATTAAATGAATTTACCCATACTAGTGTCGTGTCTGTTGGTTGAGTCGTATCAATAACTGCGCCAAGGTTTCTAGGTGTTGTTTGACTGGATTTGAAAATCCACAAATTATTGGTATTGGTTGGTGCCACATTACTTTCCACAAATGAAGTGCTTTGTGGTGTCGTTTTAGTAGAATCTACAATCCAAATAGCATTAATGTTGGAAGGAACTGTATTACTAACAATGACATCTGTATTTGTTGTAAATTGATAATTAGTGACACTTTCGATCCACAATTTTAATGTGAAATCATTCTCAATACTAAATCCCTGATTAAATGTAGCACTTCCATTTGTAACATCTAACTTTTCTCCTCCTACAAAATTTGCGTTTGTAGAATTTCCAGTTATTTGAGTTACATACCAACTTAGATTTACACCTGCATTTTCAACATTGCTTGCTATAATATTAGTAGTTAGATTTGGCTGAGTAAATGAAGTGGTAAATGAAATCTTTCCACTTGTTCCGGTCAATCCTTTATTGCTAGTAGATTGAAATTCAACATAATATGTTTTTCCACTGTTTAATCCACCAAATAAATATTCAAGTGTACTAGTGACAGTTAAAGGAGACTGATTGATTAAATTCTGATTAGAGTCATAAAGATATGCAATCCATGATTTTAAGGACACAGATTCCGCTTGTGAGTATGAAGCAGTAAATAAATAAGATTGACTGTTGACAGTTCCAATGGTAGGGACTGTCACTACAGGTCTAGACGATGTTTGAAAAATGTAGAAATCAGATGTTGATGAATTACTATTTGAATTGTAAATGGTGACTTGGACTTTGTATTCTATTCCATTAATAAGACTTCCTGAAGGTAGATTGTACGAGATAGCATATGAGTTTGTTTTAGGTAGACTCCATGCAAGTGTACCATCGGAATTTTTATATATACTAATGGCAAATGCAGTAGAAATGTCACCTGATGTACTCCAAGAAATTGTGTTTG